TTCCTATCCCTAATAGAGATGAAAAACTACACTTTAAGTACATTCTTAAATCGGATAGAAATAGACCAACAGTTAGTGGAAGTTTAGAAACTGGGGTTGTTACTGATATATCTACTGTACCCTATGTAAACCCAACTTATAAATATATTAATTCTATTGGCAGACAATGGATATTTGAGTATACATTAGCCTTAGCTAAAGAAATGTTAGGATATATTAGGGGTAAATATACTACAATCCCAATCCCAGGAGCAGATACTACTCTTAACCATGGTGATTTAATTTCTGCGGCTACAGCTGAAAAATCTGCTTTATTAGAAAGATTAAGAGGTTATTTAGAAGAAACATCAAGAACTAAGTTATTAGAAAAAAAGGCAAATGAGTCGGAGTTTTTACAAAAAGACTTAAATAAAGTACCTTACACAATTTATATTGGCTAATGGCATTATTTGGAAGAACTCGTGATGTAAATTTAATTAAAACAATTAATCGTGAATTGTTAGGGGATGTTATTACCCAACAAGCTTCTTTTTATAAAGTAAGACTAGAAGAAACCACGTTTAACTTATATGGAGAAGCTTCTGGAGGTAAATTTTATGATGGTCCTATAATATTTAATTGCTTAGTCCAAAGAGATGACCAAGAATACCCAGAAAGTGATTTAGGTGTAGATTTTGATTGGAGTGTAGTATTTAAATTTCTCAGAGAAGATTTAATAAATGCAGGAGTAAACCCTGAGGTAGGAGACTTAATATTATATAATGATGGTTATTACCAAGTAGATAATGTATCTTCTAACCAATATTTTATGGGTAAAGATCCTTCCTACCCTAATGAACCCAACCCACTTAACCCAGGACTTAGTGATTTTGGTGGTAATTTATCCTATATAATTAAAGCACATTATGAACCTGCTGATAAATTCGGCATTACTAAAGAAAGATTTTAATGGCAGAACAAGGTAAAACCCCAATCCCAAAATCCCAAAGAGAAATTTCTAAGGGATTACGTGAACCTTCTATTGAAGGAAACGACCCTAATAATGTAACTAAATATGCTACTACTTTAGCAGATGCTAGGACTAATAACCAAGTAGTAAATCCTGGGAGAGCTTCTCAAATATCCCAAAAAGATGATAGTTGGAAACCTTTTACTATTGGTATTAAGGATTTAGATGAAGCTATTAAATTTTACTTT